GCATTCCGATATTTGCGCACGTTATCCAGTTCAATCCTAATCATCGCCAAACGCGTTGTCCCAATCAAACTCACCCTTCGCGTCGCGGCGCAATGCCATAGCGATCACCAAGTAGTTCATCTGATCGAGCAGGCTGTCCTCGCCTGTGTCGCCCCTGTCCATGCGAGCTGCTTTCAGCTCCGCCATGAGGCGCGCCACATCAACGGCGCTGACCTCTGCGCCATCCTTTAGCTTCCCACGCAATACAAGCGCCCACCGGGTTGCGATGGCCTGATGCAGGTCAACTGCACTGCCGTAGCTCTTTTGCCTGTCCTCAAGGATGCCCTGAGCTGTTCCCAGGATCTTCTTATAGTTCATCAGTGCCTCGCTTTGTAGAATGCCCGACGCCCGTCCATTTGGTCGGTGTAGATAAAGTCGCGGCTTTGCAGGATGTGGATGTTGTTCGTCACCACGGTCATCCGCAGATCAAGCGCACCCTCTATATCCGACGCGAATGCGCCGCCGTTGCGCCTGATAAAGTTCAGCACTGCCATCGTGTGCTTGCTGAGCGGACGCACAGCGATCCGACGCGCCTTGTCGTGCGGTAATGGCTCACGATACCCTAGCTGTGCTTGCAGCCGCTCAAAGTTCACCATGCGCTGACCCAGCGCCTCTTCCACATCTCTGGGTGATACCATCTCGTTCATCTCTTTGCCTTTCGCTGTAGTTCATATTTTCTGGTGAGGATTGCCGCGCGTTGCCAAGCGTTCCATTTCGGCAGCTCTGGTGCGTTCAGCACCCGTCGGCGATTAGCCATGCCCTCCAAGGTTGGAAGGTCTTTTATTTCGCCAAGAATGAAACTGAATTGTTCCTCACTTAACTCTGAATAGTCTTGAGCAGGGCCGCAGACACCAGAGCGAGGAACGACGCGATGCCTATAGGCAATCGCATCGCATCGCATCGCTCTACTGGTGTGTCGAGGATGAGGATGCGTCGAGGATGTCGCCAATCGCATCGCTTCCTCGTTGCCCTTATTTATATGCCTATTCGCCGTCATTTTGCTTCAGCACTCCTGCATCTTGCCGTAAAATTTCGCTCTGGAGCAGCGCCGCGACGTGTTTATTGAATTTTGACCGGTCGCTGTCCCTATTCCCCGTTCCAAGCCTGTTGATATACTCATCACGCAGCCTGTCCCGCTCCACCTCGCCATGCTCCCCGATCTCGTTAAACAGCTTCATCATCGCCGACTGCGCCGCTGTCAGTTTCGCTCCGCCGCCGCTCGGCAGATCGTGCGTCTGCTCCAGCACAATGCTGTTGATCTCCTGCATATCGTCCGTCATCAGCTCCACTGGCAGTTTCACAAACGCCATCGGCTCTGGCATCTTGTCCTCTTTCTGCTTGGTGAACGTCAGCATGATCTTGTCATCGCCCCACGCCTCGATGCGAAACTCATGGTCAAGCGCAGCGTTGATCTGGCTTGCCCCACGCCCACGATCCTTGTTCTGGTGTCCCGTATGGTGAACCAAAAGCACCGTGCAGCCGTATTGCTCCTTGATCTGATCGCACGCCACGATGAACAAATTGATGTCCTTACCAGCGTTTTCGTCAGCGCCGCCGAGGCTTCGCGCCAGTGTGTCAATCACGACCAGCTTTGGCGTGCCTGCCTCCTCCACAAGCGCCGCCATTTCACTGCGAAGCAGCTCAACGCTTTCTGGCTCGCTCATAATCACCGCGCGATTACTTTTATAAAACTTGGCCTCTCCTGGTTGCACGTCGTGCGTCCGCGCCCACGCCGCCGATCTTCTGGCGAACCCTGAGTGACCTTCGCCGCACAGATAGAACACGACGCCGCTATCCACAGCCTTGCCGTGATAATCCCTGCCCGTAGCAATGCTGAGCGCCATATCCAGCACTGCAAACGTCTTGCCTGACCCCGCCGCGCCAAAACACATAGCCAGCGTGTTATTCTCCACCAGCCCGTCGATCAGCCATTCTGGCTTGGTGATCTTCAGATCATCTATATGTGTAAACAGCCCTGCCTGACGCGCCGCCCTCTGCAATCCCTGCCTCAACGCCTCCGGGCCTTGCTTTACAAACACGTCGTTCCAGTCGTCGCCCTCAGTCTCTGGCGCAGCCCAACGCCTGCCGCTCTTTTTCGCCGCCTCGATGCCCTTCTTGTCGTTGTCCGCCGCCACGCACAGCGTCAGCTCTGGGAACGCTTTGCCCACCGCCTCCACCACCTTGGGCAGCGTGCCCGCATCCAGCGCAAAGATGCACGGCCTCGGCCACATCGCCATTGCCACGGCCGCGCTGGTCGCCCAACCCTCGGCCACCCACACCTCACCCTCGGTCAGCTTGCCGCACACGCCGAACACATCGCCGCCGCTCTTATCCAACCCGGCGTTGAACCTTTTCTGCCCATCTGGCGATATACGCTGATGCCCGACGCGCTCGCGCTGCGTATTGAACAGCGGCACAACGACGTTATCCCCATCGAGCTGCGCGCCCAGCAAATCAACTTGCTTGCGCTCATGGTAGAGCAGTGACCCACCATCGTCGGACGCCGCCGCAAACGGGTTGGAATGCAGCGGCACGACGTTGGGCGCTCGGATTGGCTCGGCGCTTGGCCAAACCCCGTCGCACCTCATCTCATCCGCCATATCGGCGATTGAGCAATCTTGGCGGCAGAACGCCTTAACCAAGCCCTCGCTTTCTTTTATCCAAAAGCGATCCTTGCCCCCGCAGGCAGGGCACGGCCCGTGCCATTCGCCGGCAGAGGTTTGCTTGAGGCTGTACCTTGTGATGATCTGATCGCCCCAATCCGACCACCAAGGTTGTTCAAATTCAGCCATATTTTAAAACGGAATCTCGTCATCTAGGTCAAGGGAGTTGCCCGTCTTGATGCTTTCATTAGCGCTGGGCAGCCCAAACGGGTTGTCGCTCTTTGCTTCACTGGCGAACGGGTTATCACCGCCATCCATACGCTCCGCCAGTTCCACCACCATTACGTTCTGCGGCCGCAGCGTCACACCAACCTTGCCCGCGTAAGCCCACGGCTTGATCAGCAGCTCCGCATGCACCTTGCTGTTTGTGGTGAGCTGAAAATCATCTGGCGCACGACTGCCGTCCTGCATCCACTGCCTCGGCTTGCTACCAGGATCCCCATAGGTTTTCTTCTTGGCCTTCACTATAAAGCAACCGCTGTCGTCCTTTTTGAACGTGTCGCTCGCCTTGAACTCCTTGCCCTGCGCCGCGCTGTTTTCCTTTTGGAACGCGGCAAAAGACTCGGTCATCTTTGCGGCAAGCTCTTTGCCCTGCGCCGCTGTGACCATCAGGTTGATCTCATAGCTGCCCTCCGCATCTGTCGGATCAGTCGGCACAGATCGCATTGCCGCAGCGTCAAATTTATACGCCTTGTCCAACCTCGGCCAAAGCGCGGTCACGTTCTTCAATTGCATCGTATTCGTCATCTGTTTAGCTCTCCTCTGATAGCCATTCTGGTAAGTGCATCACGTTAAATGGCGGCCAGCCCGTACTGAACTCTCCGCTGTCCTTAACGCGCGCGATGTCCGGCAAATGAAAATCTATGAGGCGCTCGGCGCGGCTCATGGCTTCATTGCCAAATATGTGCAGCAGTGCTGCGTGTGGCGGTCCTTTTTCCACCACCAGAAATGCGAAATATTTTACGTCCCATCCGACCTTGCGCGCGCACATCCGATACCACGCCGCTTGAAAATCGTAGCCGAACTTAAAAGCGCTTTTGGTGAACCCCGCCGGGGAGGCGTCGAGCGCCGTCTTTACGTCCGCCATAACCCCAGTTCGCTCAATCCAAAGGTCTGGCCGCGCTTTCATCACAGCGCCGCTGTCATGCTCTACAAAGATCGAACCCTCGCAGACCCTCTGCTTATCTTTCAGAATTTTGCCGCACTGCGGATTGTCCAGCAGCGCCTGTGCCATGGCTTCGCATTGGTCAAAGTCGCCCGCCGTCAGCAGTAGCTTGCCCGCCGCCTCCGCCGCATCCACTGCCTCGCTCCAGACCTTGCCGCGCCTTGTCTCTGGCCCGCGCACCACCATGTCCAGCTCTGGCTCAAGCGTCATGTAATGCACCGCCGTGCCTGTCGCTGCCGCCGCTGGACTGATCGTCGTTCCGCCAAGCTCGGCGTGCAGCGCCGTCTTGTTGTAATAATTTTTGTAATACGACGACGACACGCAGGGCTTGCCGCCCAGCTCCGTCAGCGCGTGGTAATCTTCGTTGCTGATGTCAGTGTGAAAGCCGAGGCTATATTCGCTCATACCTCAACCCCGCTGATCTGCCGCTCTAGCATCAGCAAGAGTTGGAGCAGCCCCTGCGCTCTTTGGCGCTGTGTCGGCCGCTCCGGGTCTCGCCCCAATTCCATTTCCAGCGTTTCAAGTTCGTGACGCATCAGGTGCATCGTCGCGTTCAGCTCTTTATTCATCGTGATCCTCCAGCTCGATTTCGCCATCACCGCCACAGGTTTCGCAGTCCGCCCAGACCTCGCCGAGCCACGCGCCACTCATGGTGCTGCCCATGACGGCCTCGTATTGGACTTGCTGCTCTCCGTGGCATTCGGGGCAAATGGCGGCGCTCATGGATTTTCTCTAGCGCTGTTTACAAAGTGAAAATAAACGTGGACATCTAGTCGCCGAGTTTTGTCGGCAGGCGCGCTATAAAGGTCGCTTGCATTAATGTTCAGATAGTCAGCCATTTGCTGCACTGCCTGATAACTGACGTTTACGACCTCGCCTCGCTCATATTTAGACAAAAGTGATTGGTTGATTTTCAAATCAGTCGCCATTTTTACCTGCGAAATGCCTTTTGCCATTCGCGCCCGGCGCAGCGCTTCCCCACAAAATTTCATTTTTTTAAATCCCGATTGCTTGCTCATAGCTTGTCCACCATCGCTATGCGCTCGCCGATCCACCGCATCACCGGCACAGCCATGCTGTTGCCCATCGCCTTGTAGCGAGGGCCGTCAGGGCAATCTTCTGGACTGAGCCATACCTCATTTGGTTGGCCTCGCCTGTGGGCGCAGCGATGTGTCGGGCGCAAGTTTTTCCTCGTCGTCGCGCCAATCAAAGATGACGCACTGGCGATCCAGCCCTTCATGGAGGTGATGCTTTTCCATAAATGCGTTGCACTGATCTGCATCAGCAAAGACGGCGAAAGCGATCCAGACAAAGCCGTCAATCATTGCTCTGCCCTCACTGCCATTAGCTCGCGCGCGAGGTAGCAAAATCCGTGCATTGATATGTCGGCCAGCTCTGTGTCCGCCGCTGCCCTTACGCCTGTGAGTGCTTCGCTGATGGCGGAGAAACTGACCACGGCTCTGGCAGCGCGAAAATCATATTTATAGATGACGCATGGGTAGCAGCTTGTAAGCCGGGAGGAAGCTTCACAAGCCTGCTCCCATGCGCCCGCAGGAATTCCGTTTCCAGATTTCCTGCGCTTGCACTCAATTGAAAAAGGGAAGGAGACATCTTCACACTGAAGATCATTTTCAAATTGAGTACGAACTTGTTCCAAATTCCGCTTGAAAACCAACCCAAGCTCATCCCACAGAAACGCCGCTGTTTCGCGCTCCAACTCCGCGCCTCGCTGGCGGTTTCTGCGACTGATCTGACTGCGCGATTTAGCCATTTTGCTGCTCCCCAAAGTGGGCGGCCAAAATGCGGTCAACCAGTTTCGCCAAGGATGTATTTTGGTTGCTTGCCTGACTTTGGAGCTTGTTTTTCAGCTCTGGGGTCACTCTGACAAACATCACAACACGTTGTTTTTTATCGGTTTTCAATGCTGTATCTGCTCGCTGTAAAAAAATATTACGTTTGGGTGTTGTAAATAAATATCAATGAAGCTAGCTTAATTCTACTGAACCGAAACTGAACTTAGATGGAGGAACTAATGAAATTTGAGACAACACACGAAATCATTGTGACACATATGACCAGGGGCAAAACTGCTTTTGGCGTCTGCACAACCACTGCCGAAAACGCGCATATTTCGCCCGCCATGGTGCAGAAAAATAACCTATCTGTGGGGTCTGTATGCCGCTGCATTCTGGTCAGCAATATCCACGACCCGAACGGCCGCACACCTTGGCGCGTCGCTTGGATTGGCGAGGTTGGGGAGGTCGAAACCGCCCCACCTGTCCAACCTGTTCAACCTGTCACGCCTATCCAAGACCAAAAGCCTCAACAAAGGCCGAATAAAGACCCCGACAGTTGCAAAATATCGGCCCAGATGGACCGCCGCCAAGAAAATATCATGGCGGCGCACGACGCGCTGATGTTTTTGAAGGAAAACTGCGACTGCTATTACCGAACAGGCGAAATCAGTGAGGCTGTCGGATTAGGCTCACAGCGGATGTCCAACGTGATGGAGCATCTTCACGCCCTCGGACAAGTCTACAAAGCGGCGGTGACAAATTCACCCGATCAGGCGCGCGTTAGCCTGACCTTATGGGCGGCGAATTTAGACCCCTTTTTAACCGAGGAGAGCGCATGATTTGCGCTCCGCTAAAAAATCCATATGGTGCTGCGGAAGGAGAAAGCAGATGAAAGTGGGAGCATTTTTGTCGGACGGTTCACGTCCCGACAAGCAGGAGACACAACGCCGTCAGATCAAGGCGCTCAAGAAGGGCGCACCTGATTTTTCAGCTAAGTGGTTTATAGAGGCAGGGAGCGCCAAGCGCCCCTTTGATGAGCGATCCGAGCTGATGGATTGCCTTGCGTATTGCAAAAGCACATCTAGCGTTTTTGCCTTGGCATCGCTCAGCGGATTTGCCGAGCGAAAATGGCAAGCTCTGAAATTCCTAGAGGAGCAAGTCGCCGATCTTGGAATTGACGTGATCGTGGCGGACAACCCTGTTGTCACCTCGGCGTCGGTTGCCGCGCTTGCAGGGATGGCCGAGCATCAGCGAAACGAGCTTGTAAAAAAGTCGGGCGAGGCGCTTCAGCGCATCCGCGAACAGATAGACAAGCACGGCGTCCACGTCACGCCGCAGGGTAAGGAAATCCATACCCTTGGCGCGCCGTCGCTCGAAAAGCTCAGCGAGGCGGGCAATGCTGCGCGAGCTAAAGCGGCGGATCGGCACGCAGAGGACGTTTGGCCAATGGTCAAAAGTTTTCTGGATCGCGGACTAGGGTATGCGGGAACAGCTAGGCAGATGAACCGCCTCGGCGTTTCTACGGCCAAGGGCGGCAAATGGTATCCAAGCACTATTGTAAATATTACAAAAAGAATGGGTGGTAAGTTATGAAAATTGATATTTTAAAACAGATCGAAGTTGACCTTGAGGATCGGTATCTCCGGAGCTTGTGTGATTTATATATGCTCTATCAGAGGCGGCGGGGAAATGACATCGGCACGACTGCATTGGTGAGATATTTTCGCAGCTCCGCGCACAAAGATGCTTTCGGCTGGTCAATGACAAGGGCCAAACTTGTCCGACAGCCTGCAAGTCAAACAAGTGTTTGTGAAAGTATAAACGTCAGCCGTCAGAGTGTCTCCGAAATGATCAAAACTTGCGCCGCGAATAAGTGGATCGAAGTTTTCTGTGACGGTATTTTAGTGCCCAATTATGACGTAAGTAACTGTAAAGGCACGTTAACATACTGCGCGGGCGAGGAAATGATGCACATGGGCAGGGCGTGGATTCATACGCACATCGCAGAGACAGAGAACACGTTTCTCAATTCAAATTGGGACGATTTAATGGCGGTCAAACGTACTATAAAAGCTATTCTTTAGTTGAGATTTTGGGACTTTAGCACGACAAGCGACCGGCGGTAGACACGGCGTAAGATAGCTTGTTACTAATATGTGGGGGTTAAAGATGAATTGGAATAAAGGAATAACAAACGGCGGCGCGGCGATGAAAAGAGGAATGGCCGCATCGCACTTGGGGGTCAGCCCCGCACATTTCGACAAGCTCGTCCGTCAGGGGCTTATGCCATCGCCGCGCTCAGCGGCAGGCGTAAAGCTCTGGATCAGGGAAGAGCTAGAAGAGGCTCTGCTAGAGCTTCAGCCAGAGGAGGAAGCCGCGCCATGCGTCGGGGAATACGCCTTAAACATTTAAATCGCTCTGGCGAATATCCGTCGGGAAACGCGCGGTTTTACTTTCGGCCGAAAGGTCAGAAGGGCAAACCGCTGCCCGACCTCCCGATGGGGCATCCCCAATGGCTCGCCAAATATGTTGAGCTGTCGGGCATGGATTTTGCGCCCGACGCAATACCGAGCGGCGCGCTTGGCAAGGCCATTGTAAAGTATAAAGACAGCGATCATTTTACTCTGCTTGCTGATAATACCAAATCAGTGCGCCGCCGCTGCCTTGATCGCATCGCCAAGGCTTACGGCAACACCCGCGAATTGACGCCAGAGGTCATAGCGCGCGATCTGAAAGGCTTCACGCGGCACGCTCAGCATACGCAGTTAAAAGCGTGGCGTGGGCTGTGCAAATTTTTAAAAACGGAGGGCTTATTGAAAACCGACCCAAGCCGCTCCGACCAGATAGAGCGCGCACCTGTGCCGCAGAGCGATGGGCATGAGCCGTGGACGCGCGATGAGATTGAGCTGTTCCGAAAGTTCTATCCGTCGAATTCGCCCGAACGGTTGGCGTTTGAGCTTTTGTATTTCACGGGGGCGTCCATGGTCGACGCCACAAAGCTAGGGCGCGGCTGCGTTGGCCGTGATGGTTGGCTGAGCTACAAGCGCCAGAAAACCAACTCCACAGTTGAGATACCATTTGCACGATCCCTGCCAGAATTTGCCAAGCCGCTAGAGGTTGATTTGCAAAGCCTCAAGCGCAGCATTGAAGGGCAGGGCGACCGCCACATGACGTTTATGGTGACGAAGCAGGGGCACAGCAGATCGCCGAAATCGGCGTCGCAGTGGTTCAGCAAAAAAGCACAGCGCGCAGGCGTAAAAAAGACAGCGCACGGCCTCCGTAAAAGTCGTGACATGGAATTAGCAGAATTGGGCGGCAGTGCCGCGCAGTTGATGGGGTGGCTTGGTCACGAAACGCTTGAACAGGCGACTCACTACATCAAAAAGTTCGATCAGAGGAGGGCATTATCTGATAGTAGATCGGGCAGTAAGGCAGGATAGTTGGGGCAGAAAGTTCCAACTCGTTGAAAAAAAGTTCCAAATTTTGGAAAAATATAAAGGAAATACAGATGTTTAAGAAAGTAGTGGCAGCCCGTAGGGAGGCACGCCTTTTAAGTAAAAACAAAGGCTTATTGTTAAAAGTTCCAAATTCTCCCGTTGTGGGAGATCATAGGCTTAGTTGGCGGTGTTCCAACTTTATGCGTATTTTTGGCGATTTCGTGGGGGCATTTTGCCTGTTCACGATGTTCTTTGTTCTGCTTCAATTTCTACCTCTGATCGCGGAGGTGTTGAAATGAGCAAGAAGAGTAAAAAAACCGGCAACGTGATCAAGGTTGATTTTGAGGTGCTTGCCGATGACCTAGACCGTGATCTGAAAGTTCTTTGCGCCCACATCGCCATCGGGATGCTCCAGATTGATAAGTGGGAGATGGTAAGGGACGAGCTGATGGAAAGCCTCTACGACGCGCTGACCTTGATGGAAAGAGACAGATTTGAAATTGAGGGATACGTTTTCAAGATGATTGATGGCGGTCTGGAAATCGAAAGGAAATTTCATTGAGAGCGCCGATGACAGACGCACAAAAAGAGGTGCGCGATTTCATTGCATTGTATTGGGAGGTCAAAGAGCGCCACCCAAGCATCCGCGAAATGTGCAAGGGCGAGCTAGACGGCAAGCAGATCATGGCTCGCCGCGCCTCAAAAAACGCGATTTACGAAATCGTGTTGCGGTTGGTGGAGAAAGGCCACCTCGTCCAAGACTGGCACAAAAACGTCACGTTTTGGCGGGTGGCAGAGCCGTGATATTGAGGCACTCCTCAACTGAACTGATCATGCCCGCGTGTGTAAAATCTCGCGGGCGTATTCTTTTTTTAACAGCAGATTTTTTTAGCGGCAGGCTGAACAGCGCGAGCTGTCGATCCACCGCGACAAAGCAGTAGAAATCCGCGCCGCTTGTGCCAAGGCTAAACGCATAGCTTCTGGAGTTATTGCTGGGCTTCGTTTCGGTGGCTGTTTTTACTTGAACCGTGCAGATGCGGTTGTCTGGCAGCCTGACCCAAAGGTCGTCCTGCGCCACATCAACGTGATGCACGGTGATCCCAAAATAATACTCTAGAACATACGCAGCAAAAAATTCACCGGCGCGGCCAACGCGCACTCTGTTTTCGTGTTTAGTCAAACAAGCATCTTGAGGGACTGCTCAAGAGTTTCTTTGTTGCGCCGTGTCCAGCCGCGCCCAAATGTTTTGAACGTGCTGAGCCGCTCGTAAAACGCCTGCCGCGCCTGGTGCATGTCCTCAATGATTTTTCGTGGCTCAACATTGCCAACGGCGCGCAACGTC